TTAACATTCCTTTTCCACCTTTCATACAATCTGCCTTTATCCTTGCTGATTGGCTTTCCGTTTTCATCAACATCACCCCACGACATAAACTCTTCAACATTCTCTATTGAGATATAATCAGGGTTAAGAGCTTCAATGTAGCGGAATAGATGTTCAGCAAGAGTGCGACTGTCAGCATCCCTTGATTGTCCTCCTTTTGCCTTGCTGAAGTTAGTGCATTCCAGGCTGGCCCAAAGCACAACCAGCGATCCTGCATAATGCCTTTTCAATCTCCGGGTATGCTCAACAAGGTTTGTAAGATCAAGAGTTCTGATATCCTCAGTGAAGTGCAACGCATCAGGATGGTTGGCAGCATGCGAGGCGATAGCATTTGCATCATGGTTCACACATGCAATTACTTTCGCACATTTACTTCCGTCAACAACTGCCGACTCAACACCGGTACTTGTTCCTCCTGCACCACAGAACAAATCAACATACAAGAGATTAACATCTTCAAATACCATTTCCGACGTTTTAAGAATATCACTTTTCATTATTCAGGCTGTTGCAGATCCGGAAAATACTTCAGATAATTCTGCTTGTAATAGATCCTGTCATGCTTAATGCTCCTGTGCCACCTCGCATCAGGCCAATACCTCTTACCAGTAAGGGCGCCAACGGTAACAAACTCAATCCCGTAAAAATCAACCGCATCCATCATGCTCATCAGCGGCTCAATGTTCACGAAAGTACGATATCCTAATGTTGCCATAGTCAGCTGCAGCTCTTCAACCCTCTTTTTGTTATGTGCAAAATCGAGGCTGGTGCCAAGTATAGTATTACCTTTTGGAATGCTCAGCCAGTGTCTGCCATACTCAATAGGCTTTTTCGTGAGAAACAAAAACACAACTTCCGGGTGATCATAAACATACCTGAATACCCGCTCCCTCCATGGTCGGTGCGTTCCGTTGCTGAAAATATCACCCATGTCAACAGTAAAAACAACCGGCCGGTCCGGCGAAATCGCCGCCGCAATATAGTTCCTCCCGGTCGCTACTCCCCCGGTCGCTGAGCGCAGTCGAAGCGGCACCTTCTCGTTCATCCTCTTCTCATGAAATTCCGGCACATGAAAATCCAACTGCATCTTATACCTGTTGCTGAACTTCTCAGCCCAGCAATAATTACAGCCATTACGGCACCCCGTTATCGGGTTCCACGTAAAATCTGCAAATTCGATCGATGTTCTGTTCATAACCTTGGTCACTTAATAAAAGCTTCCCACAAATCAATAAACTGCTTCGCGCAGTAGTCACTCTTCTCCTCACTCTCAAAGCAAAGGCGAGAACCGACATACGCATTCGAGTCAGCGCAGTTGCAATCCGAACCCGAAAAACCGAACCCGGACGACAAAACAAACCACGGCCACCATTTCCGCTGACTGGTGTTGCTCCAGTCAGGTATCCAATTCTGATTAATAGCCTTTATTACAACCTTAAGCTTTTTGTAAGCCGCTTCATCAGCAGCATCATTGGTAGAAACTACCGATGCAGGGTCTATTCCAAGAGCCTCACAGGCATCCCCGAAAGTTTTGATATCAGTAAAAACCCTCTTTCTGAAGGTCTCTTTTCCAAACTCCGATTCAAGCTGTTCCTTGAAAAATTCCGGAACCGAATCATAAATTTTCTTAGCTGTTTCTTTTTCAATTTTTAACATATCAGTAAAAGTTTATTGCGTTTAGGTTATTTTGATACTAATTAGGCTTTTGTATTTACCATGAAATTGTCCCTTGAGATTGAAATAACTGAATTCGATTTAATGCTGAAGTATAGTATTTTGAATCTAATTCACACCCCTTAAAGCTTCTATTTTCTTCAAGACAGGCTATTGCAGTACTGCCAGAACCAGAAAACCCATCAAACACCAAATCACCTTCATTGCTAAATGTTTTAATTAAATAGCGAAGTAATGGCACTGGTTTCTGTGTCGGATGAATTGTTGCATTGTCGGTTTTTCCAAACAACGCCCCATTCCAATTACTGAATGTAATTACGGAATCGGGGTACAATAAACCATTAATATTCTCATATTTGTAATTGTCCTTGAAGCCACCGGAATACCCTTCATATTCAAGTCCGTTTTTCTTGTTTTTCGAAAATCTTTTCCTTATAGCATCTTTGGAGATATGTTTTTGCGGATTGTACGTTGGAAGTTTTTTATAAAAAACTAAAATATTTTCATGACCGCAAAGAGGCATCCTTTTTGCATTTGCAAAATTTGTTTTTAGCGTTTTCTCCCAAATTATTTCATACCTAAAATATTTTCTGCAACTATTTATAACATCAGTTGCATAAGGTTGTTTTGAAAATATTAGAATTGCTACATTATGTTTCCCGATTCTAAAAAACTCATTGAATAATTTTGTGTAATCTGGAGACGAATCCCATTTAAAATTCAAACATCCATACGGCGGATCGATAAGAATTAAGTCTATAGATCCTGAAGCTATATTTATCATTTTTTGATAAATATCCTCATTAGTAAAATCAATCGTTTTCTTATTAAACATCACCTGCCTTGTTTAGGTTATTTCTTATTTCTCACCTGCCTGAAGCTCTCAAAGCATGAGTATCTTGTACATCCAATTGCCCTGTAATACTTATCGTTCAGCAAATCAAACACAGCCTCCTGTGTAACGCTCTGGTCAGCTTTCCTCGCTTCAGCCAGGCGTTCCCAGAACAAATCTGCAAACCCCTGCTTTGTAAGCATCCGAATAATATCACTGTCAAGTTCAACTTTGCTAACCGTCGGCTTTTCATAAGGCTTCTTCATTTATCATTTTTTCTCTTTGTACTCAGCGGGCTGGCGGATTTTCTCCCCCCTTGAGGGGAGACACGGCGCAGCCGAGAGGGGGGTGTTTCTCAAAAATTAACTGTTCTAAGTGAGTGATCTTTATATATTTCCTTATCATCACCGCCATACATGGCAGTCAGGTAAGTACCAATTGCAATAATCAGCGCAACAATGCCGTCAATTTTGTTCCTGCTCCGTTTCTTGTCAGGCTTAATGTTCTCATTAATATCCGAGTAAATCACCACATTCCCCATCATCCAGCGCAGCACCGGATCATTTAAGTGTTCAAAGTTTCCGCTCATCACCATCTTTTGAAATTCCTTGCTCGGCGGGCTCATATTCATAATTCCCTGCGGGTACTCATCCATTTTTGTTTCATCAAAGCCCTGTGCCTTCAACCCCTGTATTGTACCGTGGTAAGCCTTTGCCGGGTCGAAGCCGAGGCCCTCAACCTGGTACTGCCTTGTAAGATGCATAATGTCGGTAACCTGCTGTTCAATATCTATAACGTCACCTGCAGTTGTTTTTACCCGGCCTTGCTTAACCCATGTGCGGTAATCAACACGGTCCTCCTGTTCTTTTACCTTAGCCTCAGGTATCCAGTACCATATCTTGGCGGCAGGCCTGCCATTAATGTCGGGGAAGAAAGCAGCAAGCGCGTTAATGTCAACATGCGATGCAAGGTCGAGGCCCCAGTAACATTGCTGCTTAAGAAGATCTTCTTCATTAGTGCCGTGCGAGCACAGCTGCCATTTCTCATCAGTTATCCACACCTCAGGGGCATCAACCCAAAGATTAAGATTTTTGGTTTTGAAAGTAACCTCTTTGCGCGGGTCGTTCATGGCCCCTTCAAACTCGCTCTTGAACCTGTCGGGGTTAACGCTAACCCCCCAGTTCGGGTTTGCCTTCTTCCAGCACGCCGGATCCTTCCAGTCATCTTCAGGGTCGAGCGTGTAAATAATTGCGAAAGTGTCATCCTGCCTTTTAATGCCCTTCATAATCTCGATATACAAAGATCTCCTGGCAAAGCATGGCAGCGTTTTATCCTTACCGGCCGTGGTAATCATAACGAACAGAGGCTGCACCCGTGCCACCGATGCGCTCTCCATGTTCTCAAGCACTTCGAGATTCTTCCATACGTGCAGCTCGTCGATCACTCCCCCCGATGGGTTAATCCCTTCCATGGTATCACTGTCGCGGCCAAGCATTTCCATCTTCGAGCTGGTCGATGGAATGTTTATATTCTTGGTAAGTATCTTGGTCCGTCTTCTGAGATCCGGCGAGTGCTCAATCATTTTCTTAGCCTGGTTAAAGCAAATCCTGGCCTGCTTCTCAACACTGGCAGCGCAATAAACTTCGGCCTCCTGCTCTCCATCGAAGAAGAGAAGATAATTACCAAACACCGATGCAAAGGTTGTTTTACCATTTTTCTTCGGTATCTCAATATACCCGTAAGTAAAGCGCCGGGTACCGTCTTTCTTTTTCCACCCGAATACGATGTAGATAATTGCTGCCTCCCAAGGTTCAGGTGTAAAGGGCACCCAGTGTCTTTTATCGGGGCAATGTCTCAAAAAAGTGCAGAAGTCGAACACCCGTTCAACCGACTTTTTATCAAAGTACCAGCCATTTTCCGGGGCCACCTTCAAATCATTCCGGTGCCTCTCGAAAGTAAGCCGGGTAGTTCTGCTCACCAGAACCTTACCCGTAAGGGCATCATCGATATATTTTTCAGCAATGCGGATCATCATACCTCTATTGATTGACCAACCCATTCCCTGAACATTACCGGCATCACAGATCCATCTGAGTACTTTTTATCCAGAATTATATCACCAGTAATCTCATCACCGTTCCATTTATTTGGGAAAGGTTTATTTTGAATAAGCTCCCTTATGCGGCTTTCTTCCTCCTTGTTTATGAGGTATAGTTTGTCCGTTTGCGAGCTTGCATTAATCCTGTTTTGTATGTCAAGAATTTTATCAAGAAAATAAAGCCTTGCTTCAAGTGTAAGAGGTCCGAGCCGCTGTTGATTTTTTCCAAGTGAACCATCTTTTCTAAGTTCACCCCCGGCTTTGCGGAGCCTGTATTTTGGTAATCTCATTTCGCGGTAAATCGGTTTCAATTCCATCAATGGAGCAAGAAACTTCCATTGAGCAATTTTTAACACCTCGGTAAGGGATTTTTCTTTTTGCACCAAAGGACAACCAATGCATCCGGTGCGTGCAGCAATTTCCTCAGCTTCATCGCCTCCATACGCATCAGCAAGTATGGCAGTCGGCCACGCTCCATAACCTATTGATGGAGCAAATATCTTCAGCCAGTCCCAAATCGAACAAATCCGCCAATGTAAAAGAGGAGCAAGCGTGCTGCAGAGATCTGTATCTAAGCCGGTCTGGTACCAGCCTTGTCCACACTCGGCATCACCTTTGGCACAGCTCATGTGAATTTTCCCATCCCTTATTGCACTCTCTCCCTGGCGTACACCAGTCAGCATCAGAATCTTTTCTCCTGTTTCATTATAAAGATCCTGCAAAGCTTTCTCCATTGGTTCAATTTTAATCTGACCTGTACACCATCTGAACGTATTCGATGGAGGAGGAACACCATACCCGAGAATGTAAACCATGAATCTATCATCAACATCTGCCATCACAGTGCGAACCGCAATCCCTTTGGCTTTCAGTTTTTCAATTATCTGCTCCGATGCGATCCATAAAGGAGGAAGCTCAAGCCTTGTATCAGCTCTCAGAACTGTCAATGATTTGGGTTTCATTATCTGGCCCGTTTCAATGAGCTGAATAACAAGGGTTAGAAGAGTGGTTGAATCTTTACCCATACTCCATGCAATTGCCCAATGATCATGAAACTGACCATAAGCATTTAGCGAATCACAGGTAAGCTTAATCTGCTCATTAAAATCGATACGCTTGATGCCGAATAGGTTATTTTGTTCTGTTCTCATCCTGGTTTATAATAGTTTCCCGCAGCAATGCGGATCATAATCCGTACAAATCAATGTCAATCATTATCCCTGCAATCCTGTCATATAGCTCCTTATGGTCATGCCTGTCATTTCTCAGTGCATTAATGGCTGCATCTAATGTATCGTACGATCCCTGCAGATCACCCAAGCCACCGCAGGCATCATAAGCATCAAATGCAAATGCCAGAAATCTTTTATCCTTATCGGCATCAAGCTGGCCTTCACAAATTTCATTGTGGTAATGTTCTTTTATCGCGCTCATTTTTCTCAGGTGAATTTATATCTGTCATTTTCTTCAATTATCGTAGTTGTAAACGGAAAGCCATCTTTAGGCACCTGCTGTATAGCAGTAATAAGAAACACCGATGAAGTAAATACAACATGCTTCTCCCCGTTTAACGATATCTGCAGGTAAAGGCAGTTACCCGAACCCTTCTCCCTGAACTGCGCAATCTTCGAATTTTCCAGCTTAAAATCATGAACAACAATCTCCCTGTTCAGAATTTTTGCCATCTTAATTTTGTCGCCCTCAAAACCCTTGGCGACCTGTTTAATATCAAACTCGCTGAACTTGTACATTGAGCTTCTTTAATAAGTGGTTACTATCGCAATGCATTGCCCAGCCCATGTACGATGCAATAGACTGTTTATTCTTATTGCGTTTCATCATGCGGGCAAAATTCTGTTTAATGCTTTTTCTCAGCTTAACATGCGTATGCCTGAAAACATATCCCACGAAATCAATTCCCCTGGCATCTACCGGAAATACCTGGTAGTTTCCTTTCAGTTCAAGCTTCAGGTTTACATTCAGGTACTGGCGAATTTCAGCCAGAAGCGAGTGCAGGTACTGCTTGTCAGCAGCCAGTATCACCATATCATCCGCATAGCGGAAGTAATACTTAACACCCTTCACCTCTTTAAGCCAATGATCAAAATAAGCCAGGTAGAAATTAGCCAGGTACTGGCTCAGGTAGTTCCCTATAGGTAGCCCCTCAGCGCTATCTATAATACAATCGAGCAGCCACAACAGATCTGCATCCTTTATTTTCCGTCGCAATAGCTGCTTCAGAATTGCATGATCTACATTCGGGTAAAACTTTTTAATGTCCATCTTCAGGCAATACCCGGTACTGTCAACATCCCGAAGAGCCTTTCTTACACCCCTTGCAGCTGCATGAATTCCACGCTTCTTAATGCAGCTGTAGGTATCAGCCGTAAACGTCGAAACAAAAACCGGCTCAAGAATATTCATAATCGCATGGTGAACAATCCTGTCCGGGTAATAAGGCAGCCTGAAGATCATTCTCTCTTTAGGCTCATATATTTTGAAAGTCGTATATTTCGAAGTCGTGTATGTTTTATTCACCAGCTGCGCATTAAGAAGCCTGATATTCTGTTCCTGGCATTTGTCATGCGTTAATATCGCCGGTTGCCTTTGTTTGCCTTTCCGGGCTATAGAATCTGCAAGCATCAGGTTTTCGATGCTGCAGATCCTCCCGTATAAATTGTTTATTCTTTTCATATCCCAATGGCAATTTGCTTGTTAATTACAATCGGATATTTATGGGCATGATTAAGCCATGCGGTTGCTTCCTCAAATGAATCCCATTCAGCAAAAAAATGATAAGATTGAATCTTGCCATGAAACTCTTTTTTGATATAAGCCTGAACCGGCTTCTTATATCCGGTTTCCCATATTAGTTCTATGTATCCCTTTTTGTAGTTCATTTCGCCTTTGCTTATTAAAAGATCGCATTCCCCTGAGCGAAGCCGAAGGGTACCAGCGCTCTCTTTACATTGAAGAAGTTTTTTGCCATGGGGGCAAGGTCTATGCTGGATTGTGTTATGCTTAGGTGAGAACCGACATTCGCATTCGTGTTATCGTAGTTGTAATTCGAATCCGAAAAACCGAACCCGGACGACAAAACTGGCAGCTCCATCAGCATACAACCGTTGTTATCTTATTCTGAAATTTTGATCTCAGTTTTCATTCCGAGCAGCCAACCCTTCCAGATATCCTCAAACTGCTCAAGAATATAAAT